TCTGCGAAAGCAATACTGCTAGTGCCGGTTGATCCAGTGCGAAGAACAATGCCTAAAGAAGTTTCTGCACTTGTGCCAAACACTATGGCTTTGCCGTAATCGGTATAAGATGCTTCTTGCCCTATAGCCGCAATGCCGATATTCCCACTGGAGTCAATCGACAACCTGCCAGTACCATTAGTGCTGATGGCTACTTGATTTGCACCCGGACTATAAATGCCGGCATCTGTATCATTAGTAAAGGTAATGCTTGGTGCGGCTGCCGTTCCAGAACCGAATTCACTTGACGTAATAATTGCAGTGTTCGGAATCGTTACATTGCCAGTCGCATCAATCAGAATCCGTGCCGCTCCGTTTGTCACCAATGCAATATTGTCCGTCCCAATACGGTACAAACCAGAATTGGAATCATTAGCAAACGCAAAACCTGGAGCAGACAATGTGCCATCAGGAGCGCCTCTCAGCAAATCCGAAACCGAGATCTTTTTCGTAGCGTCTGCGTCTACATCAACAATTGGAAATACGTCAGTTGCTGCCGTTTCCGCTGCGTTCAGAGCAGTCAGTTCGGTAATCTTGACGTTTGCCATCGTAAGCCTTTCATTATCGCCATTCTACAAGCTATCGCGACTGACGCCTAGATCACCAGTTTGCTTCTAGCGCAACGCGCCTCCAACGGTTAACCTGCGAGCTTGTGCCTGTACCATTACAAAGATAAAGATAATCGTTGTCCCATCGGATTTCTCCCTTGCTGCCAGGTGAATTAGCTGCCACAGGGGCAGGTACGTTAGTGCTTTGCTCCAGAGCAATAGGTGAAGTAAACGAAATCAAATCGTCTACAAGACCAATTTTTGTATGATTTGCCCTTGCAGGGTCAACTACAATTTCTAGTTTTCCTTGCGGAACTACACCGCTAGCGTCAGGATCAACGATTGATGCTTTAATATGCGCGTAAGTTTCATCATTTGTAAGGCTCTCTTTGCCTTGAAATTTGATCGTACTTAATACATCATCCGCCACACCAGCCGCACCATTTCTGTGCCTATACAAAACTAAATCTGCACCACCAGCGGCTGATACTTCAGTGCATTCAACCTCTAAAGCTGTACCTGCAGAGTTACTTTTAACATGCAATTCAACGTCTGGTACAAGCGTGCCGCCTGACGACAAGCTGCCAATACCAACTTTTTTGTTTTGCACAAACATGGCAGGTTGCAATCCTGCCGTTCCATCTTGCGTTAAAAACTCAAGCCGCCCATCTTCTTCAGTATCAGTAATATCTACCATAGTTGCCTGTATTGACGCATAATTAATGGTTTCAAACGTTGCTGCGCTTCCTCCAAAGTCGTTGTTGCCAGTAAATTTAATCGCACCAATCGCATCGTTATCTGATACAGTTGGGCTTTTTCTGCGAATTTCAATAAGCGGCCCCTGCGAACCTGAAGTATCACTGCTTTCAATAACTAAAGCAGCGTCCGCATCATCCGCACTGTTTTGACGAATATGAAGTGGGGCGTCTGTCGTTCCTGACATCCCAAATTCTGTTGCACCTATTGAATATCGCGGTTGAACAACACTACCTGCTGTCGTAAAGCCCAGACTGGCAGTTTGCGTTCCATTATGAGCCAACCCAATAGTTGAAGAATCCACGCTATAGATTCCAGTCGAACCACTGCCCACAAAACCTATGCTCGGATTTGAAGTCGTACCGGCTTCTACATTGCTAAGCAGACTGCTGATCTTTAGCTTTTTGTTTTTACTTGCATCAGCGGCCTCAGACGTGTCAACGACAAGTAATAGGTCGTCTGCGACTGCCGCCGTAAGCTCTGTTAAAGCAGTGATTTTGCGATCAGCCATTAGGTGAGCCTTTTACCAAATCCAGTTGCAGTGTACTCAATCTTCTTGCCCGCCACCACTGCATTGCTAGCATCAAGCACATTGGCGTGGAATGCTCTGCCTTCTGGAACTTGAGTCAAATCTGCAAGGAATGGCGTAAACGGAAAAATCTGCGCCTTGTGCGTCAGGTCTGAAACCAATCCCGTGACAGTTGTACCTTGGATTGTTGTTGTTTGATCAACCTTGACTTCACCTGTCATGCTGCCTGTTGCACCTTCAGGTTTTTTATAAAACGCATTAGTAAATTCAAACATGTTTAGATTTGCAGAACCGCCAGGCGAGACAATCCCTTTTTCTGTACGCTCCAGCAACTGAGCCTTGACCCCAAGTTTTGAAATAACTGGAGTGCGTGGACCTTTGCCAGTCAGTTCTAATTTAAACTGAAACACTCTACCGGTCGCAAAAGTTTTTACAAATGGCTTCCAAGGCGTAAATTGGGTAAAAGATTCAATTACAATCTCTCCGCCATCCTCAAGCAGGATAAAATCTGAACCAGCTTCATCAACAATTCCACCAGTTTCTGTTATCTGTGAATCGTAAAGGTTTGTACGATAATAAAGTTTTGCGCCAGTTACGCCATCAGGATCCGTTGTGTCATTTTCAATGACAGAGTTCAACAGAACTTCATATTCGCCACCAAGGTCAAGCTCATTATCAAAGAAATACGTTCCAGATAACGCAGACTTGAAAATAGTTACAGACGCTCCGGCAGCAATAGTTGCGGGACTTGAATCCTTAGATGTAACAGTAAATGTGTTCGTCGTAACGGCTTCAATTTCATAAGGCGCGGAATTATTTTTAATGCCATTGAGCACTAAATTTACGTAGTCGCCAACAATAAACGGGTGATTGTTAAGCGTTACAACAATTGTGCCGGTGTCAACCTCAAACGGAGGCGTGCCAGTAGTAACCACGGTTTGCTCGTACGTTCCAATTGCAGATCGCCTAATATTTTGCTCCGCCTCACCGGTAAGCGACTCTTCGATAAATCTACTCTGCAAAGCCAAACCGCCTGATACCTTTGCAACTGTTTTTGATCTAATTCCTTGTAAAAGATCTGGCGGGTCAGCAGTTTCGTTAATAGTCAAGTTGCTATCTGTATATTTATTGACCGACGAAAGATCTTCGACATTTGCTACAGCGGCATTTGTGCTTTGTGCATTTGTTTTTATGTTTCTTAATTTTGCATAGTATTTAGCAGGAGTTTCTACGTCTCCCGTAAAAGCCAATTGATATGGAATAATAATGTCATTTGCCGCAATCGGGAACTCTTGCACAAAAACAGATTTACCCCATGAACCGCCATCACTTGCCGTGCTCATTCGCACCACTAAACGCAGTTGCTCTAAGTTTTCATTTTGTATCGAATCATATCCAATTTGCCCCGTTGTTTCGTCAATTAGTCTAATTGCTAACCCTGTTATATCTGGAGGCAAAACGGCCGTATCTTCTGCTGGCAAAAACTTTGCTGACTGCAGAATTCCCGCATTCGGCGCAGTTGCTGTAATTGTTTCAGATACACTAGATTGACCAAACTTTAATCCCCTAGCAACAATCGTAACAGCTACCTCTGCGTTTGGCAGAACTAAGCTTTCTGTGTCTAATTTAATAAATTGCTGATCTGTTATAATTTTTTTAAACGGTTGATTATTAACAAAAATTCGTGCTTCATATTCAACTGTTGTACCTGTAGCTCCACGCTCCCAAGATATAAGCATTTGGAAGAACAGGTTTCCACTGGTTTGAACCGGCCTGAAAGTTACCTTGACAGCAGTCGGGCGAGCTGGGAAATCCGTAAACGAGCTGATCTTAAGCGGTTCAAGACTGTTGCCTGCAACGTCCGCTACGGCATAAATGCTGTCATTGTGCTGCACTCCAACGATTCCATAGGTGCCGTCACCATTGTCTGAAATCGAAACGCATCTAAATTTTTGCTCATTAACTGAATCGGTTGACAATGAATAAATTGAACCGGCCGGAGGAACCTTAGCCCATTGAACTGAAATTTGAATTACGGTATATCCATCAACAACAGAAGTGGTTGTTGCAGAACGAGTTTCCACCAGTCCATCTTCAAGCGTACAAGTAATCTCAAGATTTGAACCAGGAGGCAAGTTCAAATTTCTATCAAGCGTAATTGTTGCAATTGTTGATGCCCGCACACGACCGCTATACCTGTTGCCTGCACGCATTTCATCTGCAACAGAAAACACTTGACCAGGCAAAACCACCGCCCCATCAAGCCCCGTAGAAAACTTAATTAGATTGCCTGCTAGCTTTTCAGACGCCAACATCCAACGTCCCATGCGTGCAGCTTGAGTTCGTGAAGTACAGCCGAACGCAACGATCTCTCGGACTTGATGACCATACTTTTCACGTAACTCTGGGTCTTCAACGCAAATAGTGTCAGGCCGATAGCTATTTTCTGGGCTGTTATACCTTACTTTAATGCTTGTGCTTCTTGTCCTGACTGATGAAGTCTCATAATCAAATGCTCCATTGACCACATTGGAATTGCTAAATAAATGCACTGCTGGCACGTTGTTGTCAAGCCCGCCAGATTTAAATAACTCACCGTGATCAGCAGTTGCGGTAATACCGTTGGTCTGCCAATACATCATGCCACGGAAGATGCTGGCAAGATCTTGCAACACATCAAATGCTTGCGCTTGATTACTAATTACCGTATTGCACGCAAATCGTGGTTCAACTTTTTTAGAGACAAGGCAAGTGCCGCCGCTACCAGTGTTGCCGAGCTGAGTGGCAAAAGGAATTACAGCAACTTGTGTCGAGTTAGTCGCTTTTACCAAATATTGGCAAACATCATGAATACCCAGCAGGTCGCCAGTGGTAAAAAACACATTAATAATTTGATCTACTACATAACCATGATTAGAACCCACGGTAATGTTAAATCTCGTCTCTCCAGTTGTCGGTTCTACAAAATTTTGGAAATATTGTGCTTCAGTTGGCTCAACAAGAACATATTCGTTTGCGTACCTAATTAAAGGATACAGATCGACCCAACTTACATTTTCTGCACTTACAAAATCACCAGCGCCGAACCTGGTGTTTAACAACATGTGACGCCAAATGCAAACAGGACACGTTGTCCATTCCGCAGCTTTTGCCGTACCATCAAAATCAGTTGCATAAATAGGGTAGAGACTGCCGTCAAATCTAGTTGCCATATTGCTTGGAATTGCCACCTTAATTCCTTTGATTAAATAGGAACGAGTCGGCAAGGAGGAAATATCTTTAGTATTAATTGTCAACGCAGCACATGCCGAATGGCCGTAATTGATGTGCGTTGGCTTGTGCAAAATAAGTTGAGACCATGTAACTTGATTGCCGCGACCGCTAGCTAATGCCAAACGCTCAGGTTCAGGCGTTTCGGTAAGTGTCAAATATGTGGCTTCAAATGCAGCCTCAGGCGTATTAGCAGGAATGCCCGTGCCCCTAGAAAGAATTTGTGGTTTATAATTTTGGTTGTTTTCTACCCTAATATTTTTAAATTTATGCAATCTAATAAAGCACGGATAGCCATATTGGGAAATATCGTACTTAGGCGTTTTAAACTGGTATCCTGATGTCGTTATGCCCGTAATGTTGAATTCAGTGCCAGCGGCAACAGATTGATGCGCAAAACCAAGTGGCCCATAAAAGGTAATTCCAAGGCGAACAGTTGCGTTAAATAACTGGCCACGCCCCAGACCTTCAATTGCAGTTGAAAACAGGCGATTGATAGTAATTAACAATGATACTTTTTTAACAGTGGGATCAGTAACTGATCGCACAACAAAACCTTCGCCGTAATTCCTGCCTTCAACTTTATTTTCAGAATCAACCGTCTCTTCATAATTTGATCCAACCTCAACGCCAATATTTTGTACCGTGTCAAGTGATGCATCTTGATCCAATAAATTTAGAGGTGCTCTTTGATTTTTGCCACCAAGCGTCAAGTCAACAGCATTGTCCGCCGATTCATACTGCGATAGTGGAGTGTCATCTAAAAAAACACAATCCTCAGTCAAACCAGCAAAACCGCCGATAACGCCTTCTGAAATAAGGTCAACGATGTGAATTGATGAGTTGCTTCTGAGTGACATGATTATGATGCAATAAGGTTTTCAGTTCTGTTTTCGTCGCTATCGCGGAAAAACTCATAACCAGTGTAGATCACTTTCATACGCATTTGACCGCTATCGCTTGTATTGTCCCTATCGTGAACACGAAAATCATTTACCTGCACAATCGTTTCGATCAAACCATCCTTAAACTCATCTTTGTTTTTATTCATTTTAGGGTAAGCAATTGCGTGACACCATCTAATTTTTTCATTGGTGTTAATGTTACCTTGCACTGTTCCGCTGACTTGAGCGACATCTTGGTCAGGGCCTTTAATTCCTGCTGCTCTAATTGTAATAGTATAACTCACAAAACCATCTACACGACTTGATTTGCCGAATCCAACTCGATCATACAAACCCTGATCCATTTCAAAAAATACTTGAAAGTTTTCCCTTCTAGAATCATCCTGTAATGCGTTCTTCGTAAGTGATGATGTTGCTGGCAAAATCTTAGAGCCGCTAGAGTTATACAAAAGTCTCAACGTAGCGCCGCTGTCATTGCCGTGAAAAATTTTATCTTTGTCTTCATCCGTATTGCTTGTCTCTCTAATTTGAGAAGGAGACCACTTTCTTGATCTCAATCCACCTAGTGATGCAAATTCATTGGTGGCGTATTCTGAATTAACGCGCAAAGTTTGAATGCCAGGCGAAGTCAGACTTGTTGTTACAGTGTCTTCTTCTACTGTTGTAGAAATATCAAGTGACAGCAAATGACTGCCAGCCAGCACCTTGCCAAACGCTACCGGCACTGTCGCACCAACACCAGATCCTGAACTAGCGCCAGTGTATGCATAGGATTTTGCGCCGCTCGTAGCTCTCGTAACACCTGCTGGACCAGAACCCCTGACAGATTCACCCGTGCCCTGCATTCGCGCTGGAC